ATATCGACGGCTGCTGGGCAGACGGTGGCACAGCGGCAGGCGGAGATCATCAACATTTCTGGAGAACACCTGTTTACGCACCCGTGGCGATTCAGGGAGCGGACAGACGTTGTTGCCACGGTTCCCGCCCAGTCATGGGTGGCGCTTCCGGCGGCGTTCTCCGAACTGACGCAGGTCTGGCGGCAGAACCAGCAGGTTGTTGTCCTATCTCCCGAACAGGTCGAAACCGCCCGGGCGTCAAACTTCAACGACCGAACCTTGATGGCCTATGTCAGGGTCGTCGTTCCGACGAACGCAGCGCCAACCCAGACGCATCGTCTGGAACTGTATCCGACCCCGATCGCTGCCGAAAACCTCAAGGTGCTCTTCCGGGCTGGGTGGGTTCAGGTTGCGCACGACACGGCAAATGATTACGTGGTGTCCATCCCGCAGCATGTTGAGGCAACGCTGATAGCCTATGTTCGTGCCGTTGCAGAGGGCTACGAAGATGGAAGCCAGAGCCAGCGATTTGCGGAAATTGAGGCTGGTCCGATCTTCGGTGCAGCCAAGCAAAAAGACGGCATGATTCAAAGCAATTTCGGCCCGGTCCAGCCGAACACGTGGCGTGGAAACTCACGCAGTGGACCCGGATTCACGATCTTCAACCCGGTCCAAGGACCATCGTAACAAGGAACGTCAATGTCGCACATCGTCTCTGCGTCGAATCAGGGCACGCTCGGCGTGCATCCCGCCTCGGTTGAGGTCACGGCCCGCAACTCGGAAACCGTTGACATCATCAATGTTGGTGATCTTGTCCGGTTTGATACCGCGCAGGCATCGTCAATTCCCGGGCAGGGCACCGCCGACAACAACTCTCCGTCCAACTCCAAGTTTGCGAACGTCAAGCGCAACATCCTTGTGCTTGGCGAATCCTTTGGAATCTACGGTGTTGCGCAGCAGCAGATTCTTCCCGGGAAGACCGGAAAGATCATGGTTGTCGGCGTCACGCGGGTGAACTGCGTGGCCGGAAACTACTTGGCTGGACAGACGGTTGGTGTTCCGTCGGCTGTTGCAACTGCGCAGGTTTCCAACTCTTCTCCTGTGATCGGTCTTGGAACCGTGCTGACTCCGGGCACCAACATCACGAACGTCGAAGTGATGTTTGACGGTTCGTTCGGAATGACCGAACGCGGACGTGGGTTTGGTGATGGTCCGCTTGTTTATGGTTCGACGCGAGCAGGGCGATTCATTCGCGATGCGCAGAGCGGTGCTGATTCGCTTGATGTCGTCGTGATTGGAGACAGTAACAGCGGGTCGTCGTATCTTGGTTCTTACGGCTATCAGGCTGGAATGTCGCAGGCGTTGTCTACGCTTGGTGTTTCGTGTTACGGAACGCCCGTGGTTCCATTCCTTGACCGTAGCCGGACCGGAGCATCGCGGTTCTATGGCACATGGAACGGCACCTTTGTGTCCATCGCAAAGGACGCAAGTTACCTTTCTGGATTGCAGTCTTCGATCCACACCATCGATGCCTTGGCTGCTCCGTACAGCATTTGGAACTTTGACACCCCGAAGACCAGTTACGGCTCCAGCACCGATTACCAAACGCTTGCGGGAACTATTTCCATCACCGGAACGGCTGGTCAGTTTTCGACCACTACTGCAACAATCTTTCAGGTTGGTCAGGCACTGACCATTTCGGGCACTTTGACTGGCACTGGAACCATTACGGGCTACACGAATCCGGGTGCTTCAACTCCGCAGTTCTATTACATCATTGCGACCAATGGAACGACCACGTTCCAGTTGTCTAATACCCGTGGGGGTCCCCCGGTCGTAACGACTGCTGGAACCACCACTGGTGTGACCATCAAGACTGGCGCGGATTACGACGACTGGATGTTCATTCCGAGCAGCGCCACATCAATCTTCAAGGTGAATGGTGTTGGCGTTGACATGCGCCACCCGCTGGCCGCAAATGGCGTGGTACAGTTCCTGCGTGTCCGCTATGGACAGGTGAATGCAGCAAACGGACGATTCATTCCAAATGTCACCTCCGCAGGATCTGCAAACGGAACCGGAGCCGTCCGTATTTACGACGGCGGTTCTGGAACATCCGGAGCGATTTCAACGCAGGTCAGTCCCGGGCAGAGTGTTCCGAACTTCCTGATGGCAGAAGTGCAGTTCACCGCCAACGGTCGCGGCCATACTGGGCAGGCGATTGGGTACAACAACAACGGAACTCAATTCAGTTCTGGCCCTGCTGCAATGCTGTGCCAGTCGTTGTATCGAAAGAGCAGGGGCTTTGCGGTACACGTTCACGCATATCAGTCTGGCGAAACCAGCACGGACATTGCCGGAGTCATCACTGGTGCCCCGACTTCCGCGCTCAAGCCATGGCTTCAGGAAATCCGTGAACGTCAAATTGCTGCGAATGGAACCGGACGCGTTCTGTTGTTCATGCACTCCGGAATCAATGGCGCAGACACTCCTTCGACGTGGACGACTGCACACATCAACACGTGGAATCGCTACAAGCAGGCATGGACGGAACTTGGCTATAGCCTGAATGATCTTGCCATTGTGTCGATGGTTGGAGTTCAGAGAAATTCCATTGATACCAGCGGCAACGGTGCCGATCTTGTGGCGGTTCGTGCTGCTGCCAATGAGATGGTCAAGTCCAACCCCGACATGACGGTTGTGGACATCAAGCGGTCTATTCCGTTTGAGGCCATGCTGTATGGCGATGGCAACGGTTCGTATTACCAGAACTACGAAAACAACCCGGTTCAGGGTGCGGCTGACATCACGGTGCACCTGTCGGGTGGATTTGTTCCTGCGGTGACTGCGACGACCAGCGGAACGGCTACTGCCACGACCTCGACCAGCATCACGCTTGCTGGATCATCTGCCGTGGCTGCGGATGGCTTCTGGGTCGGATCACGCCTCGGCGTTGGAACCGTGGGAATCACTGGAGTGACGATCGCAGCCAACGGCGTCTTCAACACGACGACGAGCCAGAATGGAAATCTTGTGGCTGGTCAGCAGGTTCAGATCAGCGGAACGCTGACGGGTACTGGCAGTATCACTGGCTATACCAACCCGACGACGTACTACATCATCGGAACGCCAACCAATACGTCGTTTACGTTGTCGGCGTCGTTCAATGGTTCAGCCATTACCACGACGGCGGGTACGTCCACGGGTCTGACCTTTTCGTACCTCGGGCCTTCTGCGTATCAGGACACCTACATCACGCAGTACAACGGCACGACGGGTGTGGCGACGGTTGCGCAGTGGTCCGGCAACCAGCCCGCGAACGGTAATAACGTCAACTACACCCTTACGCGCAAGGCTCCGTCGGATGGTTATACCGCCGTCAGCCACGTGATCCTGACCTCCTTGATTGCGGAGTCGTAATGACCATCGAGCGCGACAACATCGTGCGGCTGTCTGCCAGAGACTGGATTGCGATTGTCGGCATTGTTGTGGCCGTCAGCAGTGGGGTCTTGGCTGCGTTCATTCACCACGACCGTCTGCTCATGCGGGTTGTGACGCAACAGGAGTCGTTGTCGGACAGGCTTGCCAAGATCGAGGCGAAGATTGAGGTATCTCGCAACTAGCCTCGTCTTGTGTGGGTGCTCCGCGAGCAAGCGGATTGGCACGAACGCATCGGCCATCCAATCGGAGGCGCGTGCGCTCGCGGAGCACGGGAACGAGACTGGAGACCAGACCGTGATTGATGGATCCGAACGCATCTACACCTTGGCGCAGGCCATCCACAAGGAGATCCCGTCCATCGAGGACAAGGTTCCGCAGTGGTTGATCACGCTGGAGTGGGCCATCATCGCGGTCGTTGCGGTTGCTGCCGTCGTGATTCTGTGGCAGACAGGAATTGGTCAGGCCATTCGCATGGCTCTAGGGTGGATCCCACGGGCCAAGCGACAGGACGCCGAACTTGCTGCCGACATGCTGGATCCGCACCACAAGGAGAATGCGCGGGAGTACATCGCCGCCCGCCGCGCATCAGACCCAGAATTCAACTCGGCCTTTACGAAGGCACGGGCGGCACGAAAGAAGGATGCAAGACATGCTCGCTGACGCCTCTTCGTTTCTTGGTTCGGTGTTCTTCGCCCTGCTGCTCGGCGTGGTTGGCTTTGGCGCAGGCATTCTGGTGTCGCGCAAGTACGGCAAGAAGTTCTGATTGACAGGAGCCCATCATGGCAATCAAGTTGCAGATCCGCCGTGGCCTTGCCGCTGACTGGGCAAACCCATCCAACAACCCAGTGTTGCTGGCTGGCGAGATCGGGCTTGAAACCGATACTGGCAACTTCAAGATTGGCGACGGGACGCTGGTTTGGAATTCTCTTCCATATGCACGCGCTGCATACGCGCAGATTTCCGGTGCTGGTAATGACTTGAACGCCGCTGCGTATGTGCAGCAGGGGCGATTTGCGATTGCTGCATCGGTGGTGACCAATGTCCCCTCCGGTTGGACTCCAGCGTCTGACGCCCCGGGGATCCTGCTGGTGACCCGCATTGCCACTGGCAGCGTGGCCCAAGTGTTGTTTTCGACCAAGACCCAGCGCGTGTTCTCACGCGGATGGGATGGGACAGCCTATACGACATGGGTTGCGTTGTCGCAGCATGATGGATCTATTGGGACATCACAACTTGCTGACGACGCGGTAACCGCAGACAAATTGCGCGATGACGCAGTGACTGATGGAAATCGTGCGGTCACGACGAATCACATTCGCGATGTCGCGGTCACGACTGCAAAGATCGCTGATGACGCAGTGACCGCAGACAAATTGCGGGACGACGTATCAACGGACGCCAATCGGGCGGTCACGACGGATCACATTCGCGACGGCGCAATTGTCAATGCCAAGATTGCTAACAATACTGTTGCTCTCGATCGGCTTGCGACAGGCATCGGAGTAAAGGCAAACATTGCAACGTTTGGAGCGTCAGGAACATGGACGGCTCCTGCACGGTGTCTTGGTGTATATGTCACGGTGATTGGTGGTGGTCAAGGCGGATCAGATTATGGGGCTGTTGGTGTTCAGGGTCCATTCTTCGCACAAGTAGGACAGGCTGGAGGCGCGATTTCTGGGTATTTCACCGTAACACCCGGAACCACTTTCACAATTACTGTTGGTGCTGGTGGTGCGGGAAGTAATGCGACAGCATCAATAGCATCCGGAGGGAGCAGCAGCGCGTTTGGACTGACTGCAAATGGTGGATCTGGAGCAGGTATTGGAAGTATTCAAGCACCAGCGGGATCATCAGTTGGAACAGCACCAGCCGGAAGTGTTCGATTGTTTGCAAATGTCTGGTGTAGTAGTTTGCTTGAACGACCAAATCTCGCATTTGTTGGTTCCTCTGCAAATTCCAATACAGTTGACGGAACGAACCCATTGGGTTCTGCTGCTGCTGTGGCGTGGAGTGCAACATCAACACTCAAGGCTGGCCAAACCGGACGTGGTTGGATAAGTGGTGGTCAAGTGTCAAGTGGCGGTGTCGGCGGAGCCGTCGTGATTCAATTCTGGACGCTTGAGTAATGCCGTACGCGGGCGTCACAATTCCCTATCGCGGAATCAGCGTCGATGCCGGATATTCGGCATTGCCGAGTGGCTTTACTGCCGAGAGCCTAAACGTAGTTCCATACGACGCATTCAAGGGCAAGTTGCGTCTTGGGAAGCGCAGGCCGCTGCTTGGTGCGTACACGTTCAACGATGTCCCAACGGCAGCGACACGCGAGGTGCAGGTGGTCTTGCGCGCCGACGCGTATGTGGCTGGCACATTGACGCAGCGATGCATCGTTGTTGCTGGCGGTGAGGTGTACCTCATCGACAATGCAGGTGCAAAGGTGCACTGCCCGCGCTCTGGCGCAGGCACGACCAACCCGCTTCGGACGACAGGCCATATTGGGGCTGCTGTCTTCGGGCAGTTCTGCTATTTCGCGGATGGTACGCACTACTACAAGGTTGACATCACGCAGGCGACCCCGAATGTCGTGAATTGGAGTGGCACACATACGCCATATTCGCATGTCAGAACAGGTTCCAATCCCAACTTCAAGTATGCGTCATTGCTTGTGAGGTTTGGCGGTCGTCTGGCTCTTTCTGGGTTGGTCGATGCTCCGAATACGTGGTTTCTTTCCAAACTGAATGACCCAGACGACTGGGATGCCGCATCATTCGGGAACAATCCAGAGCACGCGGTTGCTGGAACGCAAAGCGAGCGGTTTGGTATTCCGGGAGAACCAATCGTTGCACTGATTCCTGTCGGTGAGTCTGGCTTGATGTTTGCTGGACGGCACTCGATCACGTATCTCACCAGCGATCCTGTGCTTCCGGACGCCAGAATCATCGAGTTGTCTCGATCGGTTGGCATTGTCAGCCCGACGGCATGGTGCCCGAGCGATTCGCAGACGATGTACCTGCTTGCACAGGATGGGATGTATCGGGTCCGCCCCAACGACTTTCAGATCACGCAGTCTGCAAGAGTGACGAGTGGCCGACTTGACACGTTCTTTCAACAGCAATCATTCGACAACATCCGCTGTTCCTTGGGATTCGATGCAGAGGCGCAGAATGTGTATGTCGTGCTTTCCCGCACCGATCAGCCGACCTCAAGCACTCACTTGGTCTACAACCAGACGACCGATTCGTTCTGGCCGTGGAAAACTGGATGGACCTCATTTGCCGCTCCGAGCGTATGCGGCGAGTTTCCGTTTGGTGACGCAAGATCGCCGCTGGTTGCATTTGGAAGTACCAACGGATATCTGGCGTGGTTCGACAGGGATCTCGTTTCTGGCGTAGATGGTCAGGCTGCTGTCGGATTCAAGGGTGCGGCTGCGGAATTTGTTGTAGACAACGCGCTTGCTGCGACGCGCCGAATTGCAAGTTCAATCACGCTTGGACCAGTTGTTGAGCCAAGTCTTGGGCAAGTGATGATGCGCGATGTTCGCATCGAATTGTCCATGGATGCCCCCATTGAGGACCCGGCATTCAGCACGCCGATTGATCAGTTGACTGGTCCATTTGCAACGGTGCTTTCCGGCCAGACTGCGGAAGAAGCGATTGGATCGAATGTCGCGTCTGTGACCGTGCAGTTCGACCCGCTGTACCCACAGTATGTGGTCGATGCTGGAAACGAAACAGGGTTTAGCCCGACGGCGACCTATGACGGTGGCGCGCCAAACACCGCGTGGAATACGGGTACAGATCGAGCCTTGGACCTGTTGTTTGAAACACCAATCCCGGGCACTTATACGACAGCAGATTCGTTGATTACGGACCCGACGGCCCGCATCTATACCCGTGGCAGGAACAGGGTGCGAAATACGGGTACTGCTCCGCCGGGAACCGATTGGTACTTGGATCACTTGCCGACGGTAGGGTCTACCAGTCGAACGTTCCGAAGGGATGAAACATTCCCAAATACAGGGGCTACGACTCCTGCTGGAACCTATTTGTATCGCTCTGAACAACGAGTTGCTGGATTCTTGCTTCCAGCGGACATTGTCGCCCCACGGTTTCTTGTCGGATCTGCTGTGTATGACAGCGCCACACAGACGCAACTCGGCACGCTTGTCCCGGGCCGGAATGATGCCTTGAGGTGCAGAATCCGTGAGCAAGCGGCCTATGTGCGTCTGGAAAGCAACGGTGTACCGTGGGCACTTGAGCGGATGTCCGTGTTGCTTGACGCCATGCCGCACACGAAGAACGTGAAGGGAACGTACTAATGGGCCTTTTCAGCAATCTATTCGGCGGCGAGGCCGATTACGGCGCGGCAATCCGAAAAATGGAAAAGGGATATGCCGCTGCCCGAACCTATTCGGATCGTGAGTACGGCAAGATCATTGATCAGTTTCTAGTTGAGCGTTCCAACAACGCACAGGTGTACTCACAGGCATACAACGAGGCTGTCAGCAAGTACAGCAACCTGATGGCGCAGTCCCGTGAAGCATTCCGTGCAGCGGGGCAGGAGGCGTATCAGACGCTTGCGAGTGGGCGCGACGCAACGCTTGCGCTGCTCAAGCAGCAGACGGACTTGGC